AAAAAATTGAAAAATTTACAAAAACATTTAATTCTTTTGTTAAGAATGGTGGCTTACACCTTTTTGTTTCTACTTATATGACTGATCTTTTGCTACCGTGTGATTATCATCAGGCATTAATGATGATGTTTTACACTTTTTATGAGAGAGAGATACACATTCCGCACTTTGTACACGTCCTTATCCCAACGTATAGCGAGATTAAACTTATTGATTATATTGATATTGTTTCTCGTTATACTAGGGTTAAGAATCCTGATTCTTTACATGTGGACGACATCTTAAGGACTTTATCCTTAGACACCCCATTGAGATATTTGGTGAATCTGACTTTGACATCATTTATGCCCAAGCGCCTAATATGTTTGGTATTGATGCAGAAAAAGTTAGTGGTACTGTTGATGATCTATCAGCTTTAGTTACCAAATTGTCTAGTTCTTTGGATAAAACTCAGGATGCCGTCTCGTTTGTTACACATTCTGTTGTTCCAAAGACAGTGCTTGTTTTGTTTCTAACAAGTACAGTCTATGGCATCTTTAGGTGGTATAAGTTTAATGATTATTCATTGATCGTTCAAAGTACCACGATACTTGCACTAGGTGCTATTGTGTTTCCTGATTATTTAGTCAAGGAGCTCATGAGCCTTTTGCCTTCTAGAGATGCCCCTGTCGCACAATCGATCTTTAGTTGGGACATTGTTATTAAGATGTCCACTATCGTTCTATCGTTTTTAGCTGGTATGGACTTTAATAAATGTACATATAAGATGAAAGATTTGATGTCTAGTATAGGTAATTTGCCAAAACTGGAAACGGGTATTAATCATCTTATGTCTTCATTTTTCCAAATTGCTGAGAGCGTCATAAATTGGATTCGTACTGAGATTTTGAATATGCATCCAATCATGAACGATACATCTTCTATTGAGGAAGTCAATAGTTTCATAACAGAATCTATTGAGGTTATTACTAAGTCCTATGAGATAAAACCACCCTATAAGTTAGACGATTTTAATCGTATTATACGTCTTCAACAAATGGGTGCCAAGCTTTATGCAAGAGGTAACCTTGGTGATAGAACACAGACAGATAACGCAAAGAAGGTTATTGGTAAATACATTGGCTTGCTTGCTAACGCTCGCAAACCATATGATTCAACTTCTTTGCGTTCCGAATTTACTAGATGCGAACCGCTT